GCTTCACCTTTAAGACGCATACGTCTGTATACATTATCCACTTGACCATTAGCACCTTCTTCAAATGAAACTAAGTATTGTGGTACTGGAATAAAGTTTAATGGATTAACATCATCACCCGGCTGTACCATCATCACTGCTGTACCTACACATAAGTCAAGTAAGAACTCACCAATCGCAATGTCAAAGTTAGATTGCTTAAGAGAAGAAAACATCTTGTCTGAGTATACGTCTAATGCGGCTTGTGCTTCCATGCGACGCTCAACAGGAATGTCAGTACCAGGTTCTAATCGACACCATTTGCGTTGTGGAGGGAAGATACCAGATTGCATACGATTAGCAAATCGCTGTGTTGAGTTGATGGCTGTAGAATCAAACACACGATTCATCTTTTTCGTGCCGCCTACTTTACCATCGTAATGTCCATCATAAAGATTACGTTGAGGTAAAGCAAACTCATAACATTCTTCGTATAAGTTTCTAAAATCTTCTTTTTTGATTAAAGCTTTATCGTGTCGCTTTAATACATCTTCGGCTTTTAATCTCATCATAATCTATTTTTCCTTTATTCAGTCCAGCTTAATATAATCTCAGCAGCATGAGGATTGTTATTCGTATCTGCATTAGTTAATCTAAATAAGTAAGTAGTCAATCCTTTAAGAATAATGTTATTACCACCTACTTCTCCACCACCACCTTTTTTACCAACACCTCCGGTAAGTATTTCCTGTAAGATTGTTGTTCCTGTTGATGTTACTGTTGGATTAACAATCGCTACACCTTGGCTAGTAATCGTACTGGCTCGATTACGATTAATAATCGGCAATGAGGTTCCACCACTGACTACTGCATTCTCATATAAATAACCAATCGCATTACCATTACATAATCCTGAAATACTAAATACTGGGTTTAATCCACTCGGAAACGCAATGGCAATATCAATACTTTGTCCAGCGGGTAATGGATCAGCAAATGTACGTAATGATCCTGTTGAAAAGCCATGGCCTTCAATTAGCCTGACTTGTTCAATGTCTCTTGTCGAATATGCGTCTCTATATAATTGCATTAGAATGAATACTCCAATGATCCGCCAAGATATGTTGGCATCATCACTTTAAAGTCTTTACCATGTACATATACTCCGGATGCACGTATCGTTGCATTTAATCGATCAGTAACTGGATGAGTGTAACCAATACTGCCAAACACGACATCTGCACCACCAAATCTTTGATAACCTCTTTCATCAATCGTTATTGTCTCTTTCTTTCTACTTTTATCTTGTGAATAACCTTGCACTTCTAAATCAAACCGCTTTATGTATTCTTTAGCAATATTCTTAGCTTGATCTATTTCAATAATATTATCACTCATTTAAACGCACTCATCATGTCTTGATTTATTTTCTTAAACTGACTATCTTCCATTGTTTGGTCAAATACAAACTTACCCATTTCAACATTGGTAGCAAACTTAGATATGGTATTTTGTGCAATCTCTAATCGTCTAGTTACACCATCATTACCTTTTGCTTTTCTTTCTTGATACTCACTATGATTAAGTAACTCTTGTGCAGCCGCATTATACTCGCCATTGTTCATTTGATTTACCCATTTATACAGATTACCTGTTTTACTTCTCAAATCACCACGATATTCTAATTGTATAATTTCAGCTTGTAATTCTTCTGGCATATCTTTTAATTTTGGAATAGCCTCCATTGCTCTTTTTTTGTGAGCGTTGAAAGATTCTAAAAATCCTTTATCAATATATTCATTAGTTTGTCCAATGCCATAAGTCAGTACTGGTTTTTTTGCATCATCATAATAAAATGCATTTACAAAACCTTCCTCTTCTACTACTCTTCTTTGAGCTAATGTAAGTGATCCACCGATTAATTGTTCTACTTTTTTAACAGCAGACGGCCCGCTCAATTTTAATGAACTTGGAATGTCTTTAGACGACTTGTATGGATTTTCTCTTGTGCCTAAGGTTTTATCCATGTAAGCTTGTCCTTGGAGCATTATACAAATTAATAGGAGCAAAATATATTTCATGCCACTCAATCATGCCCACTCAGCTTTCTGAATACGCAGAGGTCCTAAGTTAATTAAAAAGTAATCTACAGGCGCACCATCGACTTCGCCTTCGTAGATCTCGACTCCAATATTAAATCCCCAGTAAAAGTGATATGACCACATACTACTTCTTACCTTTCTTAGCTTCAGACATTGCAATCGCTACAGCTTGATCTCGCTGAGTTACTTTTGCACCAGAACCAGATTTGAGTGATCCTGATTTATATTCCTTCATCACTTTCTTAACTTTCTTTTGAAACTTGTCCATCATAACTTAATACCTCCACCAAGTATTGATCCTGTAATACCTAAACCACCTTCACCCAGTGCTGGTAATCCTGTTGATGGCTCATCACCGGGTTGTCTTGCTTTACCCATTAATCCACCAGTGGCTCTTGCTAAGCGGCGTTTAGTTGCTTTACTTTCTGCTGATGTACGTTTTGCCTGTTGCGCTCCAGTCTTTGCACTTCTTTCAATATCTTTTAATTCACCTGCGGTAAAGTCTTGACGATCCTCACCAGTAAACAATTGAGCTGATCTAGTTTGATATATAGGTCGTTGACTAACTGGCCCATATAATCCACCTACAAATGGCGTGTATCCTTTAATCAAAGCATTTTCTGGCGCACTGTAACTCACCGAATCAAAACTACCAATTTGATGTGCAACTGCTTTATTAAAACTACGCACTCCAGCCTGCCACTGACCAGATGTGGTCATATACTCTAAACCTGTTTCTTGCTTTCGCATGCCTTCTGATATTTGTGTATCAACGGCTTTGTTCCACCAGTCTTCAGATTTAAATACATTACGGCCACCAGCGAGATCAATTAAATCTTTCTGTGCATTTGCAGCTTTAGGAAGCATACCTCTTGCTAATGCCATACCAAAGTCAAGCGCAGCCATATTAACCTCCTAATGTATTTTGTTCTTCGTCTAACCCGACTTCTGGATTTAATCGTGTATCAGACAACAACATACGCTTACCGCCACGGCTTGTTGCACGACGTTTAGCTGCCATTTGTTCTTGTAAATCACGCTTTTCTTCTTCAGATTGTTTACGCATACGTTCTGTTTCTGCTCGTTGTGCAGCTAATTGTGCTTCTGCTGCTGATGTGTCTGGCTTACCGCCACCGAATACACCACCCATTAGGTTCTCCTCATAATATAATAATCTGTTTTATCTGTACTATACTCTTTCAAAAGACCTTCAGATTGAAAACCTAAACATCTAGCCCAAGAAACAGCACGTTTATCAGTGGATCTTACAGTAATTTGTATACGATGTAAAGAAAATAATATCTCACATATATCAAAAAATGTATTAGCACCCTTAGTCATCGCGATTGGATATCGTCTTGCTTCATCTGAGAATAAAGACCACGCTTCACCCAAGCCTTCCCATATAACAACAGTGCCAAAAATAGCGACAGGAATGCGATGCAACATTGCAGTAACGCAAGGACCACATTGAGATTGATAAACCACACGGCGTTTTCGATCGCTTTGAGGAACTTGAAAAGCTGTGTCATCAGATAATCCTTTAAAGTTATTTAAATGTTCGTAGGCAAATGGATGATAAGTGACACCTTTAACTTTTGGCATATACTCATCAAGATGTTCTTGACTAATTGAATATATCAAAATCTGAATTGACTACAGTTTGTGAGATTAATGTATTCTGTGTCAGTGCTGATTTGGTCATGCGTTTATGTTCACCACCGCCTAAGAGTAAGTAGCCAAATGCATCACCAATGTGTGAGTGTTCGTTTTTATTTGGACTATCTTTGAATCGTTCTTGTCCAGCACCAACAGCCACCCGTTTAAAGTGATAGCCTCCAGATAAAGATTTACGAATACGCTTGCATGATGTATGCACTAACAATCCGGGTTTACCATTAATTAAGCGTTGCATTGGAGCTGCTGCCCCTTCACGTCGTACTTGAAAATTGTTAGAAGGTGTTGGCTGTGCGCGCAATCCTAATGTCCGTAAATAATCAAATGCAGTGACTTCATAGATCGCATCACGTTGCATACCAGCTGGATCTCCCCACACCATCACTTGTGCTTTTGGATAACGCGCATTGATCTCGGCTAACAACTGTTGACCAAATCTTTCAAGTCCCATATCTTCTGTCACAATTTCATGCAGAATAATCCAACGGCCATTAGCTAATCGTTGCCCGATTGCGGCTGCCGGTGTTAAACCGAAGTCTAATCCTATGTGCAATGGTAACGTTGGATCGTATTCCACGTCTGATGAACTCATTAACTGGTCATCATATTCTGGCCATACAGGTCGTCCTTCTTGGACGTATGTAAATCTACCTTCAGCGTAACATCTAATCCAATCTAAGTTTTTACCCCCTAGCATTTGGTTATAATATCCACCTGGTAAGTTACGTACATTTTCTGCTTTAGGATTTATTTTCCACCAACGACCACCCGCAAAGATGTGATCGTTTGCTTCTGGATTCTCAGGTAAGTTCTCCGGTGATACTTCTACGACTCCACCCGGTTGTTGAAAGAAGTCCCATCCATACTTACCCGTGATCGGTTCTTTAGTGCTTAAACGAAACCACCAATGGTCATCGTCCATGGGGTTAGTATCCATCCACACACCGTGCCAAGTAGGCCCTCCATCCCGTTGCGTTGGATATCGACCAACACGATGAGTAAGACCATCAATAACAGCCTTAGGTAATTCTCTTGCTTCATTGACCCATGCTCCTGTTAGTTCTAATGATAATAGTTTACGTACATCTTTAGGTTGGTCCAATGCTAAAAAGATTACTTCACAATCGATGCCAGCGGCATCACCTCGGGAGGGTAGGCGTATGTGATGTGTAATCGGAGGTGTGTATAACATCGGACCAAAAGTGTTTTCAGGAAATAACTCTTGCCATGTTTTAATTGTTGTTGTCTTTAATTCTGGATAAGAGTTCCTGACAATTACAAATCTGGTGTATCTAATCCCATCAACGGGTGATGGTTTTTGTTTGACGGCACGCATCATGATTTCAGCAGCACACGCGTAGGACTTCCCCGAACCTACAGGACCCATCAAGCCTCTGACAAAAGCATTGCTTTGTAGAAACTTATAAGTCGTCAGTGCGCCACTGAAGTCAAGATCAATGCCCGGACCCGCTAGGCTTTTCTTACTACGTTCTTTTTTATTGCTCATCGTCGATGTCTTTAAACTGCATTGTCACCATGCGTTTGAGTTCTTGATTCTCTTTCCATAGCAAATCAATAATCTCCATGACTCTTGAGTTATTGAGATGTGCCATGGCAAACTCTTCACGCAGTTGCTCAATCTTTGGTTTGAGATCCATCTTTAGTCTCCATGTGTTTAACTAAAAAAGCAACATAATGTTGTAACTTCCGCAAGTCCTCAACACCCCCCTTGTCCTTCCAGCGTAGTGCATACTTTATGATATTACCATTCAAGAATCCTTCATAGGCCTCGTCTGATAAATACTCTTGCATAATGTCTATAGGTTGAATGGCATGTCGCTTATAATGGTCGCCACCAACTTGGACATCTTTTGGGTCACTCATCTTTTTTTCTTCCTAATCTTTTTTGTGCGTCTTGTGCAAATTTTACCACAATTTCAAAATGTTTCTCTGGTGCTTTTAGTATCTTGTCAATCCATGCAGTATTTTTATCAAAGTCCTTCATCTTGTCCTTCTGTTCCTCGACTATCTTCAGAAACTTCTGTCTCGATTGACTGTTTAGGTTCTTCATAATATGTTGTTGTCTCCGGTGCTTTTACGTTAATGCCAATCACAGATGGCTTATCTGATTCGTCAGGACTGTCTAATAATCCAGATGCTTTCGCTAAGATTCTTAAAACACCCACTTTATCCCAAAGCTCAATATCAATAGTTGTATAACTATTACCTTCCTTATCGGTCTTGGTAACAGTCTTAATACTCTTGATAGCTTGTAATGCATGCTCAGGAATATCTTTGCTTGCCTTGACCTTAATGTTACCTTCACTATCCCACTCCATAATATCTGTTGGTTTAGTATTAGCAATACTGAGAAGCGTGTAGGAGACAGCTTCTCTGTTTGCTGCTAATGTCGTAGACCGCTCCAAGTTCTTTTGCAAGGCTCTGACACCCCCATACCCGGCAAGACTTGGAATCGGTTTACTTTTATTTTTTGTCTCAGCCATTAGAAAGGTAAGTCGTCTTCAAGTTCATTTAAGTGATCTGAGGACACAGCCTGATTCGTTGACTGCGTATTTTGTACTGGTGCTTGCCCACCTTTGTTCGCCACAGGATTACCAATTCGCACACTTTTGTATTCAACGCCGCCTTTACTCACGTTGTCATATACATCTAAGTAATGCTCTGTGCCATCCGGCATTAAGATCTTACCACGCCAATCCGCATGCCAATCTTGTTCTTTACGATCATTTTTAAATACTGAACCTGTACCTGGTTTTGCTTGATACCCATTATCTTGTGCCATTATAATTCCTCTTTCTCTAGTTCATAAATATGGACGACAGCTGCGCCACCATCCCTTGCTTCACCTCGAGCAATCTCAATGTATTCAAATTGACTATCATCATCATACACGTTAGCCTTCATCAATGCATCTAATATTGCTTTTAAGGTATTGTCAAGATCAAATATTCTTTTAGACCTTGGATGTATCATCACACTAATACCTAAACTTTTATCACCGAATCGTTTGTAGCCTTGCTCATAAACATTGACTGCCACTTCTTCGGTAAATTTTTTACCAGCTGGAGAGATATATCGCCTTTTCCCAGACGCATGCCAATAGTTATTGACACTCGGTGGGTAAGGTAGTTCATATCTTACAGTGGGCTTCACTTTAACTGATCCAATCTTCTGTTAATGTCTTTACCTAAATAGTTTTTAATAGACTCATTAATTAAACTGGCCTTAGTGACTTCGTTTTCTTTTGCTGCTTGTGCTAGTAACTCTTGACTCAGTGGAGTCAGTCGTACTAAAAATGGTTTTGATTCACTCATTTATTTCTCCTTGTAATGGTGGTAATTCTTCTTCATAGATATTTTCAATATCAAACTCTGTAATGTCTACTTGTGTTTCTTGTATTTCATGAATAATGTCTTTCTTCCAGGATCCCATTATTGCAATCACAGCAGAAAAACAAAATACAACAATTACCATAGACCATAAAGTTTGGTCAACTCCTCTACTCATTTGAATCTCCTTTATATTTATTCTTAATCTTTTTTGTAGGTCTACCACGTTTATTCTTATCATTATTGTGTTCTGCTTCAACATCACGCTTACACAATGCAATCATGTTTAACCATTGCGCGGCCCCTATCTCCTTCAAGCCATGCCCGGTAAAACCCTTAGTCATTTTCCAATAGCCACTTGGATCAGTGAACTTGTATTCCAACGGTTCACCATCGTTGAACTCATTACAGATGAGTTTATAGAATTCTCT